TCCTGTACTGAGCGAACGTCAAGTTCGATGTTGGTTTCGGTCAACTCGGACTCACTTTCTTTGATAGGGGTAGGGTTTGGTTCGGAAGGTTGAACAATTTCACGTTCTTCTTCACGGACTTCGGTGATACTCGCTCCAGAGAAGGCCGGAAATGCCACGACTGATATCTCTTTTAGAGCTATTTTGGTACGAGTGACAGTGTTTCCGTCCTTCGTTTGTTCGATAGGAACGAATCCCACCGAAAACTTATTCAATGCTCCGTCACGCATAAGCGTAAGAACATCGTTACCGAGAGAAGTCTCGGATACTTTTGCGGTTACTTCATAACCACCGTCAGTGTCACGACCTGAAATAACAACACCAATAGGTGTTTCGTGGCCGTAGAACAGTTTTACGTCTTCAACAGAGTCGATGGCACCCGGAACAAAACGTTCTAAGTAAGCACCGCCAATGTTTGCGTCTTGTCCATAAGGAACAGCAAGACCAGTGATCGTTCGTTCTTCGACGTTTTCAAGTCTCAGCTCTAATGAGCGTGTTTCAATTTCAGCCATTTAGACCTTCTTTGTTAGCGGCATACTCTGGGGTAATAATGCCAGCGGCGATAGCGTCAGACCACATGGCCAGACGGTCAGACTTAGATAGCACCAAGTCTTCCCACATAAACTCGACACGTGAGCCACGTGGTAGGCAGTTAGATAAAGCATCCTGAATTGGACGGGTGTAAGCCTGAACAGTTTCTCTAAAGAACGCAGACTCTTCGTCGACAAGGTTTGAGTAAGTGTCGCTGGTTCCATCCACACCGGTAACAAGTTTGCGTGGTGGAATACCAAACAACCTGGCAATACCTTGAACAGCCTGTGACGATACTTCGGTGAACAATGCTTCGCTCGGTTTTAGAGCAATCTGTTGGTATTCAAAACCGTTACCAAGAACAGCAATCTGGCGAGTGGCTTGTTTAGTGTTCCAAGTGTTAGTGATGGTTTGTGCATCATCTGGTGAAATCTCTTTACCAGTTTTGAGAACACCGGTAGGAACACCACCAGCAGAGAACCAATTTGACTGGTAATCACGCAAGTCCAAAGCACCAACAATGTCCTGTGAACAGATATCGATAGGTGATGGGCCTTTCAACCAACCTGCACGTGGAAAGAGCTGCAACTGTTCAATTTCACGTGCTGAATAGATTTTGTTTAGGTAAACGAAACGTTTTGGTGAGTTTAGAGCGTCACCATCAACTTCAACAGTGATCTGGTTGCTTGGAATCTGAGTTACATCGTTTACTCGGCCAGCAGAGTCGTAGGACTTGTACCAGAAAGCGTTTCCATACAACGCTAGGTCTGCGACGGTGGAGTACAGAAACTCGTGACGTTTTACATAAAGCGATGGGTTGTTGACGAACGTTGGGTTCTCGATAAGCATTTCCATACCAGTCGCATAGCGTTTGGTTTGGAGTCCTAGGTTAGAAACTGTGGTGGCAAGTATCTGAACGCTTCGCCAGACCGCAGTGAGCGTTAGAGCTGATTCGGGTGTGGCAACAGTCGAAGAGCGAGAGGGAATGACAGGCGTAACCGCCCGGGTCTCAGTGTTACTAAAAATGCGTTGCCAGATACTTGCCATCGGCAAATAGTCTAGTCCCCCTTTACGACATCATGTAATGAGTCTCGGCGTGTCTAAAATACTCCCAAACTATTCGGCCTATCAAGTGAAGCCACATAGATTGCTAAAACGGTTGAAATGACAGCATCAATTTCGCCTAATGAGTCACGTCTGGATAAGAACCAATTTTCACCAACATACCTGGCAACACCACGTGGCATTTGAGCAATCAACAACTGATCGCTTTGATTCCAAGAAATCATGTTCTGGGTGAACAAACTAAACGTCGTTGAACAAGCTGCGGCCACTTCCTTAGACCATAACTGCCAAAGTGGATAACTGTTTTGTTTCAAACGTTTCTGCAAGTTAGGCATTCTCGAACCATCCAAGACAATAGCGGTCGCTTTGGTTCGTTTGTAAACGTCGGTGAGCATTTCATAAAGTTTGGTCTCACTAGGGTTACGCAACGAAGCCACCAACTCGGTCTGGATAATTCCATCAACCTTTTTGGCTGCACTAATCGTAGCATGGTCAAGTTTGGTCGTAACATCGACAGCAATCACACAGCCACTAATGTCACCGATACCGTTACCCATGTTTTCGTAAAAGACCGGTGTTGGTAGCCAAGATTCGCTAGCACCAGAGATGAATTGGTTTAGTCGGTAACGTCGAGCTTCATGTTCTGGAATCGTTGCCAGATCGGTCATTATGCGATCTAGTGGCAAACGACCACATTCCACAGCAGGATTGGAAGCAAGAATGGCTTCGGCGTCAACAGCCGAGCCTTCGGGGGCTTCCCAACAAAAGAACCCAAAGCGTTCCAGAGCAGGGTCGCCATTGGCGGAACGTTCACCTTGTTTGTAAAGGTCGATAAGGGTTTCACTAGTTGCGTCGCCAGCGGTAGTGATACCAATGATGATTCCATCGGGGGAAGCAGCAGTTCCTTGAACCACAGCAGTCCACATACCTTTCTTCCAAATGTGTAGTTCGTCAGCAAGAACGGTATCTACTCGAAGGCCTTGCAATGATGATTCTTTGGCTGGTCGAACGTCATACCTGGATAAACCGTCAGCTGAAACTATGCCACGTCGCTCCGTAGTCTTTTTGAACATGGCTTTGAGTTCATCGTTGCTCATAATGGTCGCCAAGACTCGAGAATAGATAACCATTGCCTGTTCGACGTTGCTGGCAAGAGATAGCGTCTGGCCGTTACGCATAGCCACTCCCCAAAGACCGAGTATGGATCCTATGAGCGACTTACCTGACTGTCGGGGTATCGAACAGACCACAGCACGATAACGTAGGCGACCGGCAAGATTTGGGTCTGGGTGGTCAGTTGGGTAACGTTCCAGGATGTGACGTAGCAGCCAACGTTGCCATTCGTCTAGTTTCACACCGTCTGGGTTATCCATGTCTCGGTAAGCCAAGTCAACAACTTGTAGCAAACGGTCAGCGTCTGTCTCGAAGTCGTCACTAAGTGGCTTAGTCCACCGAGTCGGGAACAGCATTAGCGTTTGAGAAGTTCACGCAAAGGGTTCACCTGTTCAGGCTTGCCAATCATTGCTTTCAACTCATTGATAGTTTTGCGAAGTTCACCGGCGGTCGACGTTTCACCTTTGTCGTCGTAACGTGCGGCCAAAGCAAGTGCCAGGTCAGCGTGAACTCTGGACTCCACGTCAAGCTCTAACGTTTCAATCCATGTCTTAGTTGTTTCGTAGATCATTGAATACCTTTCCAGTCCAACCCTACTCAAACTTTTGGCTTATTGTGAAAAAAGTCGAGTCCATGCGGGCGATGTTTAGCGACCTGCAGAAAAAACTGCAGGCCATTGTTAGTTAGTTATTTTGTTTTGAATGCGAAGTAGGCGAGCCAATTGGTTAGGCATCGCCACTCTCCTTGAATGAAGCCGATGTAATTGAATGCGGCTCGGTGCTTTGGTCTGTGTCCTAAGCGAACCATCTAGGGCTTCTCCAGTCTGTTCTCACTAGGGTCTTGTCTTGCTTGCGTGAGTTGCAACTGCGACACATTGACTGCAAGTTATCTATCGAGTGATCAGGTATGCCACCGGTATTGCCAGGTGCGTTGATGTGGTCAATAGTCCAGTCACTTCCTTCTAGCTCTTTGTGACAAGTGACACAGCGTGGTTCGAGTATGGTTTTGGCTATTGCTCGAGCAGCCTTCCATTCTTTGGAGTCATGCCATTCAGCCATGGTGTTTACCGTTTTTCAGGTCTTCGCTCAAGTCCATCATGAAACGTCTTGGGTTGAAGCCGGTGCCTTTGGAATACTCGATGGCTAACTTGTTGATGTAGTGTCGCACGTCTTCGAGTTCTTTGTCTGCTGATAGGCGTTCAAAGTCTTTGAGTAATGGTCTGGTCATTACCAGGTATTGTGGGTTGGTGCAGCGGCAGCTCATTCTGTGCCTTCCTTGATTAGTCGAATTAGTTGCGTTGGGCTTAGGTCTCGGTTGTCGTTGATTATCTTGATTACTCGTTGGCGTTCTAGGATTTCGCCGGTGTGGAATGCTATCGACGTAAGGCTGTTTGATTCGCCTTTCACTGCGTCGATTAACCATTGGCTATTCTTGCTCATCGTTCTCCTTTGGTGGTAATTCGTCCAGGTAGTGTTGCTGGCAACTATTGCATTTACATGGTTGATAGGTTGTACTTCGTTCGCTGCATTCTTTGCATGCACCAGACCATGGGAACGAACAGGTGCAAATGCTTGGAGCGGTCATCGGTTGCATTCCTTGCATGGGCAGTAGTCATCAATGTCGTTTAGATCCTTTGGTAGCAGGATGTAGCTGATGATTAGGCCGATGGTGTAGATGGCTCCTAGTAGTGATAGGCCAACAAGTATCCAGCCGATTACTTCCTTCATTTGTTATCTCCCTTGATAAGAAAAGTTTCAACATTGGCTTTCCAACTTTTCTCTCGTTCCCATTTTTTAATTTCACGCTTGGCTGCATAAATAGCACTTTTCTTACTGAAACCAAAAGCGTAAGTAAATTCTTTACCGTCATCAATGGTTGCTATCCAAGTGCAAAACATTACGCCAGTTTTTTCAACTTTTACTGTGTAGTCGCTCACTTGTTCTCTCCCTTGATAAGAGCGATAAATGATGTAGCCAGGAGTCTTGTTTGATGATCCATTGCCATAGCCGCCTTCTCACGTTCAGCGGTTATCAGTTGAATAATCCGGTCACGTTCTGCTTTGGCAACACTTTTTGCCATTTCAGCGGTAAATGGTTCGTTCATTTGGTCTCTCCTTTGCACCATTCCAGAACGCTCATAAGCATTTCGGTTGGGGTTTTGTTTTCGGCTAAACCGGTTTCGATAATCTTGGTTACTTCGATTCTGGCTTTGATGTATTCGGTGTTTACTACCTGGCTAATTGCACGGGTTAGTTCTTCGACTTGGTGGGTGAGCATGGTCATTAGTAGTCTCTCTTGATTATTTGGCATTCGGTGATGGGTATTTCTAGGAACATTTCGTTTACGCTGTAAACGGTTGATTTCATTACTCGTCGAGCTTCTCGTAATGCACTAGGCGGTACGATCAGGTAGTGTGTCCAGTTGCTGTTCATGGTGACGTGTAGATGGTGGTCGTTGTTGTATTTTGCTTTGCGTGCTGAGATGTGAATTGTCTTGTATTTGAATGGACCATCGTCCCAGTTGTGTTTCACTTCGACTTCAATTGTCCAGGTTGCACCGGTGCGGCCGCTAGTGGCGATTAGGTCTGGTCCGTAGGTGTCTGGGTTGACGTGAACGTTTTTCCAGCCTGTGCGTTCGAAGTCGTAGATCACTATGTGTTTGGCTAGGTCGTTGACTGAGTAGCGGTGGTAGTCGAATTCGGGATGGTTGTTCACTTGTTATCTCCCTTGATAAGAGCGATAACCTGGTGCATAGTCAGTCCAACAAAGTAATCGCTGTCATAAGTATCGTTGAGTAGTTTGATTATCCGTTCACGTTCTTGACGTGCCACTATCTGTGCCATCTCAGCTGTAAAAGGCTCGCTCACTTGTTATGTCCCTGTATAAGATCCATCAGGTCATGGTATGGGATAGTGCAGTCACAGCCGTTGCCGTTGTAGAAATCGATGTTACAGACAGGCTGACGTTCTTCCACCAGTTTGATAATGCGTTCACGTTCTTCGTTTGCTCCAAAATGCATTGCTTGAATTGCTTGTGTTTGACGTAGCTGTTTTTTTATAGCCCTATCTTTAGCACTCATGCGACGTTCCGTAATGGTGCGTTGATGATCCTGGCGATTTCTTGCAGCTCTATTATGGCTATGGCCCAAGTCGTTTTCATTTTGAGTGATTGGGTTTGGCGTATGCGTTCGTGTAGTTCTTCGATTTGTGTGGTGACTACGAGTGCACACCGGCGGCGTTCTTCGAGTGTTGCGTGGTGTCTGATTTGTCCGGTGCTGTTCATGGGTGTTCCTTCCTTATGGTTCCGTCAGCGAGCCAGTATGAGCTGGTGTTGGTTTTGTTGTAGATCAGGTCGTTGACTTTTTC